CTACCAGCGTTTCTGCGCCGCCTGGGCCGCCGCCTGCTGCAAGGCAAGAATCTGCTGTGCATAGGCGTTGTCCAGATTCTGCAGCGTATCATACTTGTTTTGCAGAATTTCGGCGCTGCCGTTGGCGAGGGCCTGCTCCAATTGCATCTGGTATGCCATTTTTTGCTGCTCGGCCGCCGAAAGCTGGCTGTTGTAGCTCTGCAGCGCCGAAGATCGATTGCTGTTCAAGGTGTCAAGCAGCGCTGCAAGGCTTTCGTTGCGCCCGCGGTCAATCGTGTTTCGGTTGTTCCCGTAGGAATTGTACATGCCCGCCAGCGCACTTTCCGACATGCCCCCCGTCAGCCCCTGCGCTGCCAGCGCCTGGGGAAGGTCACGCTTGCTCATCATATAGTTGATATACGCCTGCTGCTGGGCGCTGTCGGCGTTCCGGTTCACCCCGCGCGCTCCGCTGTCATAGCTGGCCTGCAGCTGTGCCAGCGCATCGTTGTAGCTCTGCTGAAGCAAATTGCTGCGGTTTGCATATGCCTCGTTCAGGTATCCCATGTTTTTGTCATATGCAGCTTGTGCGGCCTCCTGCTTTTGCCGGGCCAGCTCTTCGGCCCGGCGGGCGGCTGCGTCCTGCTGTGCCTGCACCTGGGCCAGCAGGGCGGCGTAATGATTTGCCGTAGAAGAGGCTGAACCACCTCCACCGCCACCGGGATCAGTATTTTGTTTATTTTCCGTTTTTTGACCGTAGCTGTAGGCAAAAGCGCCTTCTGGCGTCCATGAAGAAAAATCTCCGCCGTACTTATCAGAAAGTTGCGCTCTCTGAAAATCCAATATATCGTTTTTTGTTGGAGTGAGTTCCCATGCTGGTTTTCGATTCCAAGGGTTAGTAGGAAACAGCTTTTCTTTTTGTTTTTCCCACCAATTCGTAACATTTGGCCCAACCGTTGAATTTCCCATAAGTGTCTTTTAACTCCTTTCCCAAATGACCAGCCCGGGCTTTCTCCGGGCGGGCTTTTTCGTTTCATCACTCCGCCTGCGCCGCGCCCAGCGCCTGCAGCTTCTTCACAAGGTCGCTCACATAATTCGCGCCGCGGCTGGCAAAGACGCCGGTAAGCGCAACGCCCAGCCACGCCGCGTTGAAGCTCACGCCCAGCGCGGCGTAAAAATCCGCCCCGGCGCTGAAGCACAGCGATACGCCCAGCGCCACGGCTCCCGCCTGCGTGGCGGCGGTTTTCCACTGCTTTTCAAGAATCGCTTTGCCGAAGGTCTTAGCGTATTCCACCAGCGCCTCCACCGTTACGGCCATCATAAGTACAAGTACGGTCCTGTTCATTGCCGTTTTCCCTCCATCCATTTTTCCAGATCGCTGATGCGGTGGTTCGCCACCTTGATCTGTTCTTCCACAACGGGCATGCGCCGGGCAAAGCCGTTGTGCTCCCGCACCTCCCGCGTCAGCTCGTCCAGCTTTGTGTCCGTCACGGCCTGCGCTGTGGTGATCTTGTTCTCTGTTCGCCGGGCGGCCGCCGTATTGGTAATTACTACGCCAACCAGGGACAGCACGCCCGTGATGAGCGCGACGATGATGCTCTCCATCGCTCCTACACCCCCGGCGCGGTGCCGGATGCCTCCGTGCGCTGCGCGTACGCGCCCGCCTGCCGCCCGTCCCTTTGCGCGCGCTGCCCGGCCGCATCACCGCCCTGCGCCACGCAGGCCGCGAACGCGTCGCCCGGGGAGAGCGTCACAAGCTGGCAGCGGTCGGCCAGCACGGCGGCGTAACGCTGCACTCCCGCCACGAAGATGCGAACCCAGCTGTATCCGCCGGAGCTGCCCACCTCGGCCTGCACCGGGTAGCACACGCCCTCGGTCAGCTTTCCGCCGTTATAGTGCTTGTCCACCGCATTCACATCGGGCGCGGTGAACACCTCACATTTGCCGCTCGTCACTTCCAGAAACTTCATGTCGCTGTCCTCCGTTTCGTCGATTGCTTCACCGTATGTACCCACGGCGTTGGGGTGCCCGGTGTATGCCGTTGGGTCAAGCCCCGCCCCGGCGGCTGTGGCCCGCACCTCGAAATGGCAGTGCGCAAAGGGCGGGCTTGCCAGGGACGCGTTGCCCGTGCTGCCCATCACCGCCAGCGCGTCGCCGCTTTTCACCCGCTGGCCCACGGATACCAGATTCCGCGCGTTGTGGCAGAAATACAGGCAGTTCACCGCGTCCGGCGTCTGGCCCGCGTCCAGCTCCACGCACACGTACCAGCCCCATTCCCACGTTTTGCTGCCCGTGGACCTGTCCACCTTGCGGGCCGTAACGACCCGCCCGGAAATGCTTTTGCCCTTATAATCGGGCATCCGGATGGTGGTGCTGTCCAGCCCCTCCTCGTCGCTGCCGCCATGCCAGCCCTTGCCGTTGTTCCGGGTATAGCCCCACCGGCTGTACCCGTACCGCACCCGCACGCGGCCCTTAAAAATTGCCATGCGCCATGCCTCCTTTACAGCCCCAGCGCGGCAAGCTGCTGTTCGATGTAGGTGCGCTGCTCCAGCTCGGCCACAAGGTGCATTTCTTCAACGACCTGCCCGGTGGCAATGTCTGTTTTGCTCACGCGCTTTTTGCCGATGCTCGCCACAAGGCAATAGTGCTGGTACACCGTATCAAACACGATTTTCGTGTTGTCCTCGTCCGTCGTTTTTGTCAATCGGATTTTCGCCGTCGCGGCCTCATCCATAAAAGCGGCCTCGAACTCGGCCGTTGTCATGGCATCCTCGCCCATGTGGATTTCCATACGGCTGCGGGCGTTCGGGCTGCCGCTGGGGTATACTGTTGTATCTTCCAACAGTTCATATTCATTTCCGTTTTTCAGTGTGACTTTCAGCATTCTGTGTACCTCCTAAAAATTGCATTTCAGGCTGTAAATATAGCCTGTAAAACTACGGGAATTGTTGTTTGAAAAACCCATCAGAACATAATAGCTGCCGTTATAGCCGGAAGTGTTCAACGTCACGCTGGTCGCTTGCTGGTTACCCAGCACACGGACTGCAGCAACGTATGAGTTGTCCGCGTTGATCGTAGGCCACGCGCTGAGCAGATAGATGTTGAAAGCTGAATAGGTTTCGGTAGGGTCGAATTTATTGATACTCGCCGTCAGTGATGAAACCGCCGACAGATCGACAGGCCAGTTTGTGATGACGCTGCCGCCGCCCAGATAGCTTCCGGTACACGTCACTGAAATATTTCCGGTGTTGAAAACAGGCTTCGTGCCCGTCTGGTTGCGGTAATAAGTATCGGTATTCAGAAAATAAGCGGCGCGGGCATCCCAGCCCCCGGTAAATCCGGAACACTGATCTCCATTGTTGTACAGATACTCCGGCGCGCGCTTCCATACCTGCGTGTTTCCGTGTTTCACTACAGATAACGACGTGCCGTTATAGATCACATTCCCGCTCTGCGGCACTGTGACATTGTTGAAAACCAAAGCCATGCCCTCACCGCCTCACGAATAGTTGATTGTCAGCGTGGTGCCGGACAGGCTCATTGATATATTGCTGGCCCGCCGTGCATTGGAAAGCCTGCCGTCGTTGCCCTGGCATACGGTGCCCGCCGCTGAACCAAAGTTCTTGTTGAAGGCGTTGTTTTTCGTGAAGGCGGGTTCGGCCCCCACCTGGCCGGGCGTAAGCTGTACCGTCCTGTCGGCCGACCCGTCAAATTCAGCCATCTGCTGCCCGGCGTTGTTTTGGAGGATGAACTTTTTAGCCACCCGGTCCGCCGCTGCCGCCCGGTCCACCACGCCGTCGCCGTCCGCGTCATAGGTGGAAAACCGCTTCTTGATCTTCCCGAACAGCACGGTCAGCTCTTCCCCCGTCTGGATATCCGCATCCTGCTCCGCCTCGGTAAAAGACGCCGTTACGTTGGAGCCGTCCCCGTTGCGCGGCAAAAGCGGCTGCTGCTCGTTTCCGGGGTCATAGATGCTTTTCGCCATGTCGCCCGCGCCCAGCTCCACCACCTTCGCGCTGATGGCCGCGTCCGTCTCAGCCTTGGAATAGGCCCCCGCCTGCGCCGCCGTCACCCCGTGGGGGTTGTCCGCGCGGTCCGTGTGCGCTTTTACAAGGTCCCGCAGTCCGTTCAGCACCGCCTGCAGCTTTCCCGCCGGCGCGGCCGTCACCCCCTCGGGCGCCGCGGCGCCGATGTCGGCGGCCGCCGTTTCGGCCTCCAGCTGGCCGGCAAGCTCGTTGAACGCGGGCGCAAGCACCTCCCGCGGCAGCTCGTCCAGGATGCGCTGCATCTCGGCGGTGGAAACGCCGGGCGTGTCCGGCCGCCCCACGTTCCCCTTGCCCAGCATATCCCCTTCTGTAATTTTTCGAAACGCCATAAGCTCCTCCTTTTCTCAGGCCCGGTAATACCCGGTCTCCACAAATTCAATGCCGATGCTGTCCAGCCCGAACGGCTCGTTCAGCACGCCGTTTTCCACCTTGAACCCCGCCTTGTCCACTTTTTTCAACCGGATTTTGTCCCCCAGCGTGCGGGGCGTGTCGTCGTTGGAGTAAGTGAACTTGGAATAGATCAGATGCGCATAGGAAAAATACCGCGCCGTCACAAAATCGCTGAACAGCTCTTCCCATATGCCCGCAACGCGTCCCCACGCCCGCACGCCCGTCGCCAGCGCGCTGGCCAGCGCCACATAAAACCGGCTGAACGTTTTGTTGCGGTAAAAGGTCCGGCCGCTCAGGTCCGGCGTGCGCCAGCACGCGTAGATCGCCTCGCCGTTGTCGTTGTAGTTCAGCGGGTCGGACGGTTCGTTTGCAAATGCGCAGAGCCTGCCGTCCGCCGTGCCGAACCACAGCGCGCCGTCCTGCTCCCACAGCACGCGGGCCGGGATATTGGTGCAGTAAAAGCCCGCATACTGGCGCGTGGAATAGGGGGCCGAGCGGTCCGTCTGCGTGGCCTGCAGCCCGTCCAGAATGTACGCGCGCCCGTTCAGGCACAGCCAGTACATGTCTTTGTAAACCAGCGCGAACGCTTCCTCCAGCCCGTTTTCCTCCAGCAGCTTCCCGTTCAGGAAGAAGCTGCGGCTCTGGCTGTATTTTTCCCCGGTAATGTCCTGCGCCGTGATGGCGTAAACGCCCAGCTTTGTCAAAAACAGCGGCTCCGTGCCCAGATATCCAAACGAATACGGCCCGATGGCTCCCTCGCCCTGCAAAATGTTCACGATGGGGAACGCGGGCTTGTTGTCCACAAGGGTTCCCTCCCGCACGATCACGTTCCGGTCGGAATCGGTGGAATCCTTGTGCGCCGCCAGCCGGGCGTTTACAATGGAATATCCCACAATGGCGCTGTCGCTCTGGCCCAGCACCGAATAGGCCTGGTCTCCCCAGTAGGTGGGGTCGTTCAATCCGCTGTACCAGTCATAGTTGATGAGCTGCGGGCTGCCGGACAAAAACAAACGGTCCGTCGCGCCGTTCACGCCGAACTGGATGCCGATGCGGCATTTGTTGATGCGGTCCGCATAGCCCTCAACCGTGTGTGATGCGGTGATTTTCACATTGTCCTGCCCCGCCACCGGGGATACGCCCGGCGCGGTGGTGAACGTGACCGTGCCTGCCGTGCGGTTTACAGTAAAGCCGCTGTTTTCCGCCATCGGCTTCCAGCTTCCGTCCGCCTGTAACAGCTCTGCCTCCACGGGCGTACTGTCCAGCGGCACAAGAGACATTTGATACACCTTATCATTTTCTGTCCCAAGGAACTGCTCCCGGTATTTCGGAGATATCAAATTGGCGTTTTCGTATTCCTCCCCGCCGCCGTTCGGCGCGCGCGCGATGGTCAGCGTGGGGATGTATGCGTCCGCGTCCACCCGCGTCACGGCCGTGCCGTCGTAGCACAGCAGCGCCTTTCCGTCCGCGATGTACAGTTTTTCGCCAAATTCCCACGAGCGGCTGCGCGCGTCGTTTGCGTCGGAATACACCACGGAATCGCCCTTGTACAGCTTTGTGCCCGCGTGTACCAGCGGGTCGTGTCCCATCAGCGCGTGATATCCGTTGATTCGCCCGTCCAGCGTCCGCTTCACCTGCCATCCCATGCGCTTGCGCACCTTCCCGGGCACATCGCGGATCATGTTCTCGCAGTCGGGCGAGCGATTTTCGTCCGCGTTGGCCGGGCTGTTCGTCAGGTCCGCGCCTAAAAAGGTATCAATTTTCACCTGGGACAGCGTGGGAGCCGACGCGCCCGGCATATTTGTCTGCTTAAACATTGCAGCCACCCGTCACGACTGCCGCCGGGCCGTCCGCCTGCCCCGAAAGGTTTGAAAGCTTGCCCTGATACTGCGCGTAAAAGCTCTGGAAAAACCGCTGGTCGTATTCCATGCTCTGCGTCTGCGCCGCAGCGAAAAAAATCACGGCCAATACTGCTTCATCCGGCAAATCAAACTCCGTTTCATCCGGCGCATTGTCCGGAATGTCCGCCGGATACGCCTCATAGCGCAGCGTAAACGCATCCGGCAGCTGCGAATATTTTGTGTACGGATGTGCAATACCGTCTACGATCACGTAGCGCGGTTTACAGCAGTCCTGCGGCAGCGTTTTTTCATCCTCCGCCGCGTACGTTTTTTCGCGCCAGATGGGGTAATACAACGCTACCTCTTTCTGTCCCATGTCAAAAAAGCGGTCCAGCCTGCCCGTCAGGTCCGCCTTCGGCTTTGTTTCATCCAGCAGCTTCAGCACTTCGCTTTTTGCTTCACCCAATGTCATTCCTGCATCTCCCTTCTGTTTCCGTCCGCATGCCCCGGAAGCCGCGCCCCGCCCGCCGCGCGGACGTTTGTCCCGCATGGAGCAGGGCGGCGCTTGTCGCCGTTCGGCTCCATTTCGCTGCGCGAAACCGCGCTGGCCGGTTACCGGCCCCACAGGGGCCGCTATTTTGCCGTCCCCGTCACGGCTGCGCCGCGCCGGGGCCCCAACGGCAAAAACCCGGCGCTTGTCGGGCTTCATTCGCCCTCCATTTCGCCTGCGGCGAAACCGCGCTGGCCGGTCATCGGCCCCACCGGGGCCGCTATTTTGCCGTTCCCGTCACGGCTGCGCCGCGCCGGGGCCCCAACGGCAAAACCCCGGCGCTTGTCGCCGTTCGGCTCCATTTCGCCTGCGCGAAACCGCGCGGCCGGACGTTTCCCCCGCCGGGGGCAACGTGCTCGCTGCCCCATTTTCGCTTTGCTCAAATGTGGCCCCGCATATTCCCGCGGGGTCTGCCGGGGTACGTTCCTTTGTTCCACGGCTGGCCCCGCGCTCGCACCCCGGCGCTCAGCTCCGTTTCATCCTAAAACAATTGTACGCTTCCGGATGTCCGTTTCTCCGGAATTTTCCGTTTTTTTCATCTGTCCCCCACCCTTTTTTTGCATCGGCTCCGGGGCGCACCGATACACAAAAATCCGCGGCGGGGATACCCCGCCGCGGATTTAACACCTTTTCAGTTTCCTGGCTCTATTTTCCCCTCCCCAACACCTGAAGCAGTTCGCCCGCCGCCTCGTCGGCATATTTTTTGGGGATTCTGCATAGCAATAAATAATTTCTTCTTTCCGTCTCTCATTGGAGTTGTGATCCAATTGCTTCTCCGCACCTTGCCGCGTATGTCAAAAAAGGAAAGCGCGCCCGCTTTCCTTTTTTGCTTTTGCCCCCATACCCGATTTGCCGGACAGAAAAACAATCTGTATAATGGAAAGGGGTAATGAAAAATGTCAACCAAAGAACGAAAACACCCAGCGCCGCCGCGTTACGATGAGGCCTTCAAGGCGGGGGCAGTGCGGATGGTCACCGAGCAGGGGCGGCCCAGCCGGGAGGTGGCCGCGGAACTCGGCATCTGCATCGACACGCTGCGCAGCTGGCTGAAAGCGGCGGGCGCACCATCGCCGGGGCAAGCTGACCGCCAAAACCGCGACGCCAGACGCCTGCGCGAACTGGAGGCGGAGATTCGAGCACTGCGCAAGAAGCTTGAAGAGAAAGACGGGGTCATTGACATCCTAAAAAAATCCGTCGGCATACTTTCCAAACCATAGAGGACAAGTACCGGTACATCCGTACGGCCCGCGCGGGGGCCTCTGTGGAACTTGTATGCCGACTGCTGGAGGTCTCCCGCAGCGGGTACTACGAATGGCTGGGCCGCAAACCCTCTTTGCGCCGGCAGAAGGATCAGGAACTGAAACGCCGGCTGCTGAGCCTGCATCAGCGTTATCCCGCCCTTGGGCTGGACAGCCTGTATCACCTGATCCGCCCGCAGCTTTCCTGCTCGCGCAAGCGCATCCACCGCCTGATGAACGAGATGAACATCTCCTCCACACGCAGGCGTGCCTACAAAGCCACGACCAACTCAAGACACGCGCACCCCATCGCGCCCAATCTCCTTGCGCGCCGCTTCTCCTTTGACAAGCCAGACACCGCATGGGTCGGCGATATTACCTATATCCCCACCGGCGAGGGCTGGCTCTACTGCGCTGTTGTGAAAGACCTTTGCACAAAGCAGATCGTCGGCTACGCCTTCTCCGACCGCATCGACACAAATCTCACCCTCGCCGCCCTTTGCATGGCCGTCCGGCGCCGCAAGCCTCTGCCCGGCCTCATCTTCCACTCCGACCGCGGCGTCCAATACGCCGCCTACGCTTACCGTCAGCGTCTCGCCAGTCTCGGCATCCGGCAAAGCATGTCCCGCAAGGGCGATCCCTATGACAACGCCGTGGCCGAAAACTTCTTCAGCTGCCTCAAGTGCGAGTGCGTCCATCTGCGCCATTTCGCCTCAAGGGCACAAGCCATGGCAGACGTCTTCGCTTATATCGAGACTTTTTACAATCCGGTGCGCCCGCATTCCTCTATTGGCTGGCGTCCTCCGGATGCCTTTGCGCGTGCCTTGTCTGAGCATCCCGCCGCCTGAGTGTGATACGACAAGATGTCCTGCGTTTCTTTCTGTTTTTTCTTCATTTTTACTGTCCACGAAACCGGGAAGGGCACACTTTGCTCCGAAAGGCTCATTTCTGCCCGTTCTGCATTCTCTCTTTTCTTTGCCGCTCTCGTTCCAGATGCCGCAAGGCTGATTCGTACTCATACTTTGCTATTTGGTACAGCTCTTCCACCGCCTCCTGCTCCGAGCCGGTCTGCTTTTCAATATAATAATCGTTTCGCTCCCCGCAGAAATACACCTCCCACAAGCCCGCTTCCTCGTTGAAAAAATAGCCCATTGTAAAGGAACCTGGGATTCTCTTTCCCAGTACAATATCTATGCCACCCCGCCCCAGCACTGGCTCCATCTCTTTCATCTCTTTGAACATTTCTTCCTTTGTCATAACAGTAAACCTCTCTTGTAAATTTAATAAAGGATTCCCAAGTCCATCATTTGCTTCGCGCTCAGTGGCATCGTCCACTGGTCCGCGCCGCCGTCCGAGCCGAACGCCGCCGCCACGGTCCCCGTCACACCGTACGGCGCGCTGAAATCCGCCCCTATCTTTTCCTGCACCGTGCGAAGATAGTTTTCATATGCTTTTGTCAGGCGTATGCATTCAGCTTCCCCCACTGGCGCAAGCCCCTCGCTCGCAAGCAGCCCGTTCAGCCCCACCGCCTGCCGCGTATGCCAAAAAAGGAAAGCGCGCCCGCTTTCCTTTTTTGCTTTGCTCCGAAAGGCTCATTTCTGCCCGTTCTGCATTCTCTCTTTTCTCTGCCGCTCTCGTTCCAGATGCCGCAAGGCTGATTCGTACTCATACTCTGCCATGCGGTACAACTTTTCCACCGCCTCCTGCTCCGAGCCGGTCTGCTTCCGTACAAAATATTCATTTCGCTCCCCGCAGGAATACACCTCCCACAAGCCCGCTTCCTCGTTGAAAAAATAGCCTCTCGTAAAAGAGCCTGGAATTCTTTTTCCCAGCACAATATCTACTCCGTTCCGTTCCAACACCGGGGCCATTTTTTCCATTTCTTTAAACATTTCTTCCTTTGTCATGTTTGTAAGCCTCCTTACCACTTATTTCGTATAAAGAATTCCCAGATCTTCCATCTGCTGTGCGCTCAGCGGCATCGTCCACTGGTCCGCGCCGCCGTCCGAGCCGAACGCCGCCGCCACGGTCCCCGTCACGCCATACGGCGCGCTGAAATCCGTCCCTATCTTTTCCCGCAACTTGCGAAGATAGTTTTCATATGCCTCAACCAGTTCTTCACATTCAGCTTCCCCCACTGGCGCAAGCCCCTCGCTCGCAAGCAGCCCGTTCAGCCCGTTCCAGTCCTGTTGGCGCACGGCCTCTATTTTCGCAAGGTATGTATCCCCGTTGAAGCTCCACGCGTGGTATGCCGCGCTGTTCTCCAGATACGGCAGCGCGCGCTGCAAAAACGTATACGCGCCCGCCTCCGGAATGGAGCAGAAATTGTTGCCGCCCGCATGCCCGTACCGGTCCATCTGCGCGGGCAGCGCCGTGCCCTCGCCAATGGCCGTGTAGCCCGGGTTGAAGCCCAGTTCATCCGGCCAGTCGAACTCAATTTTCCCGTTTTCAAGAATCTCTTTAATATCCGCCGCGCTGCGCGGCACCAGGATATCCGTTTTGTCCTTCGTCCGCTCGTACGCCTGTGCCCCATACCCGATTTGCCGGACAGAAAAACAATCTGTATAATGGAAAGGGGTAATGAAAAATGTCAACCAAAGAACGAAAACACCCAGCGCCGCCGCGTTACGATGAGGCCTTCAAGGCGGGGGCAGTGCGGATGGTCACCGAGCAGGGGCGGCCCAGCCGGGAGGTGGCCGCGGAACTCGGCATCTGCATCGACACGCTGCGCAGCTGGCTGAAAGCGGCGGGCGCACCATCGCCGGGGCAAGCTGACCGCCAAAACCGCGACGCCAGACGCCTGCGCGAACTGGAGGCGGAGATTCGAGCACTGCGCAAGAAGCTTGAAGAGAAAGACGGGGTCATTGACATCCTAAAAAAATCCGTCGGCATACTTTCCAAACCATAGAGGACAAGTACCGGTACATCCGTACGGCCCGCGCGGGGGCCTCTGTGGAACTTGTATGCCGACTGCTGGAGGTCTCCCGCAGCGGGTACTACGAATGGCTGGGCCGCAAACCCTCTTTGCGCCGGCAGAAGGATCAGGAACTGAAACGCCGGCTGCTGAGCCTGCATCAGCGTTATCCCGCCCTTGGGCTGGACAGCCTGTATCACCTGATCCGCCCGCAGCTTTCCTGCTCGCGCAAGCGCATCCACCGCCTGATGAACGAGATGAACATCTCCTCCACACGCAGGCGTGCCTACAAAGCCACGACCAACTCAAGACACGCGCACCCCATCGCGCCCAATCTCCTTGCGCGCCGCTTCTCCTTTGACAAGCCAGACACCGCATGGGTCGGCGATATTACCTATATCCCCACCGGCGAGGGCTGGCTCTACTGCGCTGTTGTGAAAGACCTTTGCACAAAGCAGATCGTCGGCTACGCCTTCTCCGACCGCATCGACACAAATCTCACCCTCGCCGCCCTTTGCATGGCCGTCCGGCGCCGCAAGCCTCTGCCCGGCCTCATCTTCCACTCCGACCGCGGCGTCCAATACGCCGCCTACGCTTACCGTCAGCGTCTCGCCAGTCTCGGCATCCGGCAAAGCATGTCCCGCAAGGGCGATCCCTATGACAACGCCGTGGCCGAAAACTTCTTCAGCTGCCTCAAGTGCGAGTGCGTCCATCTGCGCCATTTCGCCTCAAGGGCACAAGCCATGGCAGACGTCTTCGCTTATATCGAGACTTTTTACAATCCAGTGCGCCCGCATTCCTCTATTGGCTGGCGTCCTCCGGATGCCTTTGCGCGTGCCTTGTCTGAGCATCCCGCCGCCTGACTGTGATACGACAAGATATCCTGCGTTTCTTTCTGTTTTTTCTTCATTTTTACTGTCCACGAAACCGGGAAGGGCACACCTGCTGAATGTACTGCACGCGCTGCTCCACACTCAGCTCCGGGTTTTCAAGCACCGTCTGCATGAAGCGGTTCAGGTCCGTCCAGTTCTCATAGCCTGGGGCCAAAAGGCTTTCGTCAATTTCATCATACACAGTTTCCCCGGCGTTTTCAAGCTCCGGCGCATTCGGCTGCATTTGTTCATCCGGCCGGGTTGGCGCGTCCGGCTGCCCCTGTTCATCCTCCGGCAGCCTTCCGTCCTTGTCCCATAAGCTCATGGATTCCCTTATCGCGTCGTAATTCTCGCTTATCTCCCGCGGGCTCATCGCCTGCACCTCGCCGCGCGTAAAAAGCTCTCCCGCCTTGCTTCGGAAATACTCTTCCAGCTGCTGCCCGCCAATGCGCTTTACCACCTCGCCCAGGCCGTAAAGGAACGCCTCGTCCTCGCCTGCGCCGTTTTCCCGCGCCTGCTGCGCCGCATTCTCCATCGTGGAAAGAAAATCCATCGCCGTCCCCGCGCCCGGCACGCCCAGAATCCGCGCCGCCCCGCTCAAAAGCCCTTGCCCGGCCGAATCCGCCCTTTCTCCCAGCCAGCCCAGCAGGCCGTCCGGGTCTCCGTAGCGCCCGTCTATCCCTTCGGCATAGTCCCGCATCGCATCGCCGCGCAGCCCCTGCGCCGCCTGCGGCAGCGCCTGCGTGACAGCCGTATTAGCTTTTTCCGTCTCCTGCGCATGCGTCTCCCACGGTCCGCCCAAAAAGGCGAACTGCTGCGCCGCAAGCTGGTCCTGCTGAAGCTCGCCTGCGGCGCCCGCCCGGCCCCACGTGACCATGCCGTTCCACAGCGTTTCCGCCTGCTTGCCCGCGCCGCCCGCATACTTTTCCGCCAGATATCCAGCCGGCCGGAACAGGTTGTCGTCCAGCCATCTCAGGGCCTTGTCTCCCCACGATTGCTCCGCGTGCTCATCCCCGGCCCACAGGCCGCCTCCACCGCCTGCAAAGCCGCCGCCCACGCCCGTACCCGGTGCGGGAGCATCGCCCCGTCCCGCGCCCGCACCCGGCGAAAAACCGCCGCCTCCACCGCCGCGCTGCGCCATGATCAGCTCCACCAGGTTGGACGGTCCGCCCTGCTCCGGCGCGCTTGTGTACGGCGCGCCCGAAGGAGTCTTCCAGTCCAGCTTTTCAACCCAGTTGGCCGCGCCGCTGTTTTTTCCGGCCCGCCCCACATACGGCAGTGCGGAGCGCTGCATTTGCAGCAGCTGAACCTGCGGGGGCCGCGCCGGGTCCGGCCGGTACGGCAGCCGCTGAACCTGCGGGGGCTGTTCCGGGTCCGGCCGGTACGGCAGCCGCTGAACCCGCGGGGGCTGTTCCGGGTCCGGCCGGTACGGCAGCCGCTGAACCCGCGGGGGCTGTTCCGGGTCTGGCAGCGACGGCTCCCAGCCCGGCCCGGCGGCGGGCATATTCCCCGCCGCGTCTGTTTTCTTTTGTTTTTTCTTTTTCATTTTTTCCTCCTTTTTTAACAATGGGAAGCTTGCTGCGGCAGCGCCCGCCGCGAATCTCTTCGCGCAGGCAGAACCGGCAGCCTTTTTAACAACGGGAAGTCTGCTGCGCCGGCCGCCGCCGCGAATCTCTTCGCGCAGGCAGAACCGGCAGTCTTTTTGAACAACGGGAAGCCTGCTGTGCCGGTCGCCGCCGCGAATCGCTTCGCGCTGGCAGGACCGGCAGCCTTTTGAACAACGGGAAGCCTGCTGCGCCGGCCGCCGCCGTGAATCTCTTCATGCAGGCAGAACCGGCAGCGCCACCGGGGCGGCACTAAATAATAAAATCAAAACTCCTTTGCTCACTCTCTGCCGGCGGAAGAGGAAGAACAGGAACGGAGTATCTTTCTGTGACTCTCTCGCATCCGAAGGATGCGGGTAAATCAAAATCCCGATTTTCCGGGAAGCGCCCGTCATGTCATTCTTACTGTTAAGGGCGCGGCGGAAAATCGTTCCTTATTTGCCGTTGGGGGGCCGGGGGCCTCGGAGAGAGGCGTGAAGAAAAATCATGATTTGATACGGAATTTGAAATCATGATTTTTTAGCCGAACGGAACGCCCCCGGTGTTCTTTGGTTACTTTCTTAACACTAAGAAAGTAACGCCATCGGCAGATTTCGTAATCGGCCCCGCGAAAGCGGAGGCCTTCCTCTTTTCCCACACGCGGCTTCCGTTCCCGCCCCGGCCCTTGCTCCCGTTCGGTCGCATTTCGCCTGCGGCGAAACCGGGCTGGCCGGTCATCGGCCCCACAGGGGCCGACGTTTTGCCGTTCCCGTCACGGCTGCGCCGCGCCGGGGCCCCAACGGCAAAACCCCGGCCCTTGCTCCCGTTCGGTCGCATTTCGCCTGCGGCGAAACCGGGCTGGCCGGTCATCGGCCCCGCCTTTTGGGTTTGCCGCGCAAAATCGCGCGCGGCATTTCGCTGCGCGAAACCACCCTGTGCGGTTGTCCGCTTCGCGGCCATGGCTTCGCCACCCCGCACCGCTGTTTTGCCGTTCCCGTCACGGCTGCGCCGCGCCGGGGCCCCAACGGCAAAACCCCGGCCCTTGCTCCCGTCCGGTCGCATTTCGCCTGCGGCGAAACCGGGCTGGCCGGTCATCGGCCCCACAGGGGCCGACGTTTTGCCGTTCCCGTCACGGCTGCGCCGCGCCGGGGCCCCAACGGCAAAACCCCGGCCTTGCCTCCATTCCGTCTGCGTACGTCCTCTTTTTCGGCGCATTTTTCGGCGCAAAAATGCCCCCGCCGGGCCATGCTTTCGCATTCCTCCCGGCGGGGGCGTCCTTTCGCTTTGTTTCACCGCGCGGGCGCGGCGTTCGGCACCCTTACGGCAGCAGCAGCGCCGCCGCCTTCATGGTCGCGGCGCCCGTTACATATACCTTGCCCGCCTTTTTAAACGCACCGGATTCCAGCACCACGGCCTTGGTCTTGCCGTTCGCCACGTTCACCACAAGGTCCGCGACGCCCTGAATGCCATTTCCGGCTTTGAATGTCACGTCCCCGGCGCTGGAGCCGCCGTTCTCAATCAGGATCACGATCTTCGTGTCCTGCCCGTCAAACTGAATCTCCGCCCCGGCCGTGCCGTCCAGCGCAGCCGTAGCGGGCAGCTCCACCCCGCCGTTCAAGGGGATTTTTGTCAAAGCAATTGCAGTTGCAGCCATGTTTCAAAACTCCTTTCCATTAAGCCCCGGCCTTGCAGTTCAGCACCACAAGCTCCTTGGGCCGCACGATTTTCGCCTGATACAGCACAAAGCCCTTCACCGCGTCGGAGAAGCCCTTCTCCGGGCGGTACGCTTCCACGTGCGTCATCGGGTTCACAAACGCCACTGCCTTGTCCGTGTGCACCGTAATAAGGCTGTTTGCGCTGGAATCCACGGCGACGTTGTTGCTCATCTTTACAATAACGTTGCCGTACTTGCCCACGCGGCCGTTCTCCAGCATTTTGCTGTTGTCGGTGTCCAGCGCCGTGTATGCCTGCTTCAGGCGCATGTAGAACCAGGGCGGCACCTCCATCATGATTTTGCCGTTGGGCCGCACGTTGTTGCCGTACAGCTTTTCCAGCGCCTTGTCGATCTCTCCCAGCACGTTGTCTTTTGTGATGGCCGTCGCGCTGGCCGCGTACTTCACCGCCTCGCGCGTTGCCGCCATACCGGCAATGTGCTTGTCCATCTCGTCCGCAAGGCCGTAAGTCGCCTCCTTGTTCAGCGCCTCCATCACGCCGCCCACAGCCTGCCGCTTGTCGATATCATCCACCTTGTAGTTGAAATAGCTGATCTGCCGGACGGCAAGCGTCACGCTGCTGTCCTCCACGCTTTCCGGGGCGCTCAGCGTGATCGCCTTGTCGGTGGTTGTGGTAATGGTGGGCCTGCCCACGCCAAGAATGCGCACCGTGTCGCCCATCGCTTTTACTTCACCGTCGTATTGGCGGTTGCAGCCCTCCGCGTACACAAGCGCCTTTTCCAGCTCCCGGTTGATCGCCTCCGCCCATACGGTGGGAATAAAATTCTCATATGCCATGCTTCGTCGTTTCTCCTTTCGTTATTTCCAGTATTGCTGTGATTTTCGGATCTTGTCGAAATACCGGCTTACCGTCGCCTGGTCCATAGCCGCCACCTCCGCGCGCGTGAAAAACTCCTTTTCCGTTGTGGGCGAGGTTTTCACATCGCCCATGCTGGGCGGGTTCGCCGCGCTGCGCGCTTTCTCGTTCCGGATGGCCTCGTACGCCACAAGCGGCGATATGCCGCCGGCGCACAGCTTGAGGAACTCAATGCCAAGCTCCTCTACCTTTTGGGCCTTTTCGTCCGGGTAAGCCGCGCGGATGGTTTTCAAATCGTTTGAAAACTGCGCCTGCGCCTCCCTGTCATGGGCCTTCTTCAGCTCCGCGGCCTGCGCCAGGAACTCCGGGTCCGTGGCTCTGAACTGTTGACGGAGCTGTGCCTCAAGCCGCGCGAGGGCCTCCGGCTCCACTGGCGCGGCCTGCGCGCGTCCGCGGCCCGCCGCCCCGTCGCGCCACGCGACAAATTCCGCCTTGGACGCAAACGGCATTCCGGTTTCCGGGTTGCGCGCGTCGCCCACCAGCTCGTGAAAAAGCCGTTCCTCCCGCTGCTGCGCCTCCTGCCGGCGGCGCATGGCGGCAAAACGGGCGTTTTCCTCCGGTGTCTGCCGCCGCGCGCCCGTCCCTTCGTTGTCCGCGCCGCCCAGGTCCCCCTGCGGAGCCTCCGGCCCGGCCGGCGCCGTGCTTTCCGCATATCCGGCGGTCCCTGCGGCGCTCTCCTGCGCCTGCATTTCGATGGTGTTCATTTCTTCCATGGTTGCTCCCTTTTACGCTTGGAAAGCGAATTTTTTTGTGTGCCCTTTGAAGCGTCGCCCCGGTTGCAGCGGTCGCCTCCGTCGCATGCGGCGCATGCTCGTGCGGCTCCTCGCTGCTGCCCAGCCCTTCCGGTTCGCTGTATCCGCCGCTGGCGGCGCTCACCTCCGGGCACCCCTTTTTACGCTTGGAAAGCGGTTGGATTTTTCCGCGTTGCCTGCGAATTTCGGATAAGCGCAAGCCCGTGTGCCCACCTTATCCTGTAATCATTGTACGCCTTCGCAAGTCCGTTTTTCCGGAATTTTCCAAAAGAAAACAGGCAAAAAAGCAGCAAAAAAGCCGCAGCGGTTTGCACCGCTGCGGCCTTGCGTTTTCGGGGATATTTTGTTTTACCAGAACATGGTGCCTTTGATTTGCGCCAGGTATTCTTCCGGGGGAATATAGGTCTCCTCCGCCTGTTCCGGACGCTCTTGTAGCAAGCGATTGATACGGGCAATTTCTTCAGCTACTGCCTGTGCGGTTTCCTCGCTATAAGACATATAAGGCCGTTCTTTACGCCGCTGATACCACGAGATTCTTTTTTTCAAATCTTCCAACTGCTCTGAATTTTTCAGCAATCCGTATCGGGCGTCCAAGCAGGGGAGTGAATAGAATGAATAGCCTTCTTCCGCTTTTGCCTGTTCCAAAAATTTCTCGCTGGGAACATATTCTTCCTCCGCCAGTTCCGGGTGGGCTTCTATCAATTTTACCAGGCGGCAGGTTTCATCAATCACAGCACATGTATACGGCGTATCCTCAAAGTCATCGATTGTTGTGATCCAATATTTAAATTTTTCGTCATAATACTCTATTTGTTTTTGATTTGTCATTTCCTACCCTCCTAACAATCCCCTTATTTCATTTTTAGTATACCCTATCCTTTCCAGCGTTTCAACAATGCGCTGGGATTCAACGCTTTTGTCCAGCACGTTGCCCGCCACGTCCGGCCATGTTTTTTCACGCTGGTCTTTGGTGTAATACCAGCGCTTTGCCGTTTGCCGCGCCATTTTTTCGCCGCCGAGGTTTACATATCCGTTGGTGGCCGCTGTTTCTATATCGGGCGCGCCCGCCTGTTTCGCCGCCGCTTCTTCCAGATAATGCAGCCTTTCTTCTTTCGTTTGCAGGCTTTGGAACTCCGGCGTATTCTTTACCGCTTCGTATGCGTCGCTCACCAGCGCCGCATATGCCAGCTTTCGGCTTCCGCCCGTTGCAAGCTCCTCCTCATTTTGAATGGCGTGCTGTACCTCGTGCATTATGTCCGACATGCTTTTATTTTTAAACGTGTCTTCAGTAAAACGCAGCGTTCGTTCCTGCGGAGAATATTTTCCCTTTTCGCTTTCCGACAGCGTTCCCAGTTCCACGTTTATGTCCGCTATACCCGGCACAGCCTCGTACAGCTCCGGGTGCTCCAGATAGTCCGCAAGGCGGCCGCCCTTTTCGCCCCGCGCGTCGCCGTCCGGGCGCGGCTTTGCGCCGCGGTCGTTTATCTCCCGCACCCACGCGCCGCCGCCGTCCCTTGTCAGGTGCGTTTCGCTCCATATCGTCTTCGCGTTCTCTCCCTGGGCTTCCAGCTCCTGCGCACGCGCGATCTGCTCCGCGTCCGTGGCGCGCACAAAGCTGTATTTCTCCCCCGCAACGCTTCCCGCCTCGCCACGCAGCAGGTTCACCAGCGTGCGCTCCGCTTCGTCCAGCATGGCCCGCTCGCTGCCGCTCAGACGGATGGCAATGCGGTTTTTCAGCCCGCGCACAAAGTCCAGAAAGGTTTCCGTCAACCCCCGGTCGCGCTCCACCGCGCGCACCAGCTTTTCCGGGTCCGCCACAAGCTCCTGCGCAAGCCGCAGGCTTATTTCCTCGTTCAGCGCCGCCGCGTCGATATTCCCCTGTGCGTCCAGCAGCCCCGCGCGCGCCGGGCTGTCCGGGCTTAAGTAGTCCGCCGCCGTCTGCCGCGCAATCTGCTCCAAAGCCGCGTCGCTCTGTGCAAGCCGCAGCACGGCGCTCTCAAATTTCGCATACGCTTTCGCGTCCGCCGCTTTCATGCTGTGCCCCAGCTCGTGCACCGCCGCGCCGAACGCATAGCCCGCGCCGCCCAGGTTCACCGTAATGCGCCTGCCCTGCACCGCGGCCTGCACCCCGCTGCCCGGCTGGAACACATATTGCAGCTCCATTTTCGCCGTGCCCGCCAGATGCTCCAGCCAGTCCAGGTCTGTTTTGCCGGCCCGCCCCGTTTCCAGCGCCATGCGCCGCGCCGTCTCCGTCTCCGCGCTTTGCAGCAGCTCCCCGTTTTTGTCCCAAAGGCGCTTGTCGGCCTTAAATCGGCCTCCATTTCGCTCCGCGAAACCGCACGGCCGGTTACCGGCCCCACAGGGGCCGCTATTTTGCCGTTCCCGTCACGGCTGCGCCGCGCCGGGTCCCCGACGGCAAAACCCCGGCGCATGGATTCCTGTATCGCATCGTAGTTTTCGCGCACCTCCCCCGCGCTCATTCCCTGCACCTCGGCGCGGGTGTAAAGCTGCCTGCCGCTCACGGTTGCTTCAGGGCGTTATCCCATTCTCACAGCTTTATTCCCGCCCCAAAAAGGCCTCTACCTGCCGGGAATATTCCAACGTTTTTGCGCCCATCAACAGCCTTGCTTTGGCCAAAACCGCTTTATCGTCCCCAAGTTTTTCCAGTACCGCATACAACAGCAGCTCCCGTACTTCTTCGCTGGCACAGGCCATTTTTTCAAAAAAAGCGAAAGTTCGCTCCAGTAAATCTTTGTTCTGTTCTTCATAAGCCAGCCGTTCCAGAATGCAGGGCATAAGCCCCATCCCCCAAATGACATACGGACCATCCGTTCCATCCACCCAGTTTTCCCGGCATTGTGCCTCGAAAGGTGCTTGCAGCTCGGGCACGGCCTTTAAATACTCCTGCCATACATTATTTTGGTTCATCCCTTTTCCTCCAATGCTTTTCGCAGATCATTCAAAAGTTCGGTTACTACTTTTAAATCTTTGTCAGACAAATTTCCAGAATCCTTTAATTTTTTAATTACACCAGCATATTTTGAGCTTTCTGCGAATGTCCCGATTTGCTCAACAGTCGCCCTGTTTCCCGCTCAAAACGTATGCTGTCCGCCGTTCCTCCGTCACCAATCACCGAGCTTGGTCTGTACACTTCACCAATCATTTTTCTCAGTCTTGCGTCATCAACAGAATTTATCAGAGATTCTCTTCTGTTGGTGCCAATCCAGCCTTTATACTCTGCCGGCAAAACTTTTCCATTCGGAGCTACATAAAAATCAATGTTTTCTCCATTATCACCCGCTGGGCTTTCGCTGTCAACCGCCGGCACATCAACCGTGCCGCTTTCGGGCATATTCTCCGGAAGTTCCCCGTCCTTGTCCCACAGTCCCATGGATTCCCGTATCGCATCGTAATTCTCGCTCACCTCCCCCGCGCTCATTCCCTGCACTTCGTCCCGCGTAAACAGGCGCGGGGCGCTGTTCCCGCTTTGCTGCGCGCCCGGTACAGCGCCAGTCTTGTTTTTCCTTGCCAGCGTATACGCTTCCCCCGGCAAATTCATCACCGCGCTTGTCAGCGTCCCCACAAGCCCCGCGTACAGCGCGTCCGGCTGCGTTTCCACAAAGGTCTGCCATGCGCCCCGTCGCTGGGCGGCCGCAGGCGCGGGTGATAAAAGGGTCCAAAAAAACCGCAGCGGTTTTCCGCTGCGGACTGTTCATTTACTAATACCTCTATTCTTATTAAAAACTATTTGCTTACTCAAAACGGCGTGTGGTAAAGTTCCCGGATATCTTCCGCCAGTATTCTTAAAAGTTCCTGTTCAGGCATGTCGTCCGGGTACAACTCTCCATCTTCCAACACACCGTTTTCTGCCTCCCGCCGATTATTCGTTGCTTCTATCACATAGGCCGAAAGGCCATGCACATATGTAATCTGACAAAAGTTTTCACGATACACAAGATACCTTTCGTCATTTATTATTTGCCATTCAAACCCTGCCTTCAAAAAAACATTCTCCATTTTTTTAATTGTGCTCTTAATTTTATCTGTCTCCATTTTTACATTCACCTCATTTATTAAATTTTGTTTCCATGCAAGTCAATTCGTACTTTACCTGTTTTCCCCGAAGATATTTTATAATATGCGCCGTTGTGATGACTACCTGTCGCTGGATGATACTGCAATATTCTATCTCCTCCCCAATTCACTTTAAATCCTCCACCATCTTTATAATGGATACCTGTTAAGGTTTTACTTTGTGCAAGCGGTAAAATTGTATACCCCTGTTTTTCAAGAAAACAATAAAGCGTTTCAGGAGAAACATCTTTTAAAAGCAATGGATCTTCAACAAAATTTTCCAAATTTTTAATATGCTTTATCTGTTCAAAATCATCACGCACTTCTTCAATTGTAATTTCACTTTCTTTGGATAACTTTCCCTCCGCGTCCCACAGGCCCATGGACTCCCGGATCGCATCCACATTTGCCAGTTGTTCCTCTTCGCTCATCCCCTGCACTTCAGCCCGGGTGTAAAGCCGCTCATTCCCGCTGGTGGTTTCATTATCCTCCCCGGGCGCTTGCCTGTCAACCATACGGCTTTGTGTGCCGCCTTGCAGCTCCCCGTTTTCATCCCACATTTCCATGGATTCCCGTATCGCATCGTAGTTTTCGCGCACCTCCCCCGCGCTCATCCCCTGCACTTCGTCCCGCGTAAACAGGCGCGGGGCGCTGTTCCCGCTTTGCTGCGCACCCGGTACAGCGCCGGGCTTGCTTTTCCTTGCCAGCGTATACGCTTCCCCCGGCAAATTCATCACCGCGCTTGTCAGCGTCCCCACAAGCCCCGCGTACAGCGCGTCCGGCTGCGTTTCCACAAAGGTCTGCCATGCGCCCCGCTCGTCGCCGTTCCACAGCCTGGCAAGGTATGCCCCCGCGATCTCGCTGATGTACTCCTCCGCGCCCTCGCCCAAAACGTCCACCAGCTTTTTTACGGCGCCGCGCCCTGTCGGGCTGCTTGCCACGCGGCTCAACACATCGTCCAGCAGGCCGGTTTTGTTCAGCCCCGGAATGCCCGCGCTGATGCGCTCCGTCGCCGCTTCCACGCCGCCCGACAGAATGCCGTACAGGAACGCCGTCTCCTCGTCGGCTCCGCCCGCCCGCGCCTGGGCCGCGGCGTTCCCGGCGGCCGAGGAAAACAGCCAGGGCATGCCCATCGTCCCGCCCGTCACCGCGTTTATGCCGATGGTTGGCAGCATTTGCCCCGCGCCCGCCGCCACGTCGCCTCCCAGCTTCCACAGGCCGGTCGCTCCGTAGCGCTCGTCGATGTCCCGCCCATACTCCGCCGCGCGGGTACTGCGCAGCCCGTCTGCCGCGCCCGAAAGCTCCGCCGCCACGGCGAGGTCTGCGGCCTGCGTGTCCTGCGCGTGTTGGGCGTATTTTCCGCCGAATATGCTTGCGAGGGCGTTTTGAATGTCCCGCTGGTTCACGCCCGTGTCTGTCACAAAGCCGTTGCGCAGCTGCGCGTCCACCTGCGCCCGGCTGTTGTCGATGGCGTTGTTGTACGCGCCTTCCACGGCTCTGTGCGCGCCGTTGGTAAATTTTTCACCAAAATACGCCAGCTTCGATTCGTCCTCGTTAAAGCCTGTTTGCGCCAGCTGGTTTTCCAACCAGCCGCCAACCGTTTGCCCCGCCTGCTGCCCGGCGATCGCCGCCGGGTCCGCCCCGAACTGCCCGAAGCTTTGCAGCTGCAAATTCGCCCATTCGTTTGCCAACGCCGTATCTTTCGGCTTTGCGGCGCTGCTGTGAAGCCAGCCGCCAACCGTTTGCCCCGCCTGCTGCCCGACGATCGCCGCCGGGTCCGCCCCGAACTGCCCGAAGCTTTGCAGCTGCAGGTCCGCCTATTTGTTTGCCAATGCCGTGTCTGCGGCCTGCTTTTTGCCCGCGGACGAAGCGGCTTTGCCGCGCTGCGCCTCGATCAGCTCCACCAGATTGGACGGCTGCGCCCCGCCAAAAGCGCCGGAAGCCGTATATTTCCCTGCCGCGCCCGTTTTTTTGTTGCTTTTTTTCACACTTTTCTGCATTTGTTCCCGCCTTTCCAAGCCGCTTTCCGGCGAAGCCGTGCGGCCGTTGTTATGCCTGTCCAATCAGATACGCCCGCCGCTGCTCCACGATTTTACCGTGGTTCGCACATTGCGCGTTCGTGCAGGTAAGGTCCTGCTCTATGTATACTTTGGTAGCGGTGTCCGGGCTGTTGTCGCCCTCGGCCTTTGTTCGGCTGCCGGAAATGCGCATCTCCGTTTTACACAAGGGACATAGCATTTTGTTTCACCTCCTCGATTTCATCTCGGTTTTCGCTCCGCAAAAACCGGTGCTTGCCGCCGTTCGGCTCCATTTCGCCTGCGGCGGAACCGCGCTGGCCGGTCGTCGCCCCCGCCGGGGTGAAAGCGGAAGCCGCGTGTGGGAAAAGAGGAAGGCCCCCCGCTGTCGCGGGGACGATTACGAGTCTCCGACGGCCTACTTTCTTAGCATTAAGAAAGTAGGCAAAGAACGTTAGGGGGCGTTCCGCTACGCTAAAAAAATTGAATTTCAAATTCCATAACAAATTCAATTTTTTCTTCACGCTTCGCTCCGAGGCCCCCTAAGACCCCCAACGGCAAAAGAGGAACGATTTTTCGTCGCCACGCTTAACAGTAAGAATGACATGCGCGTGGCTCTATCGAAAAATCCGATTTCAAATTTACCCTCACCTTACAGGTGCGAGAGACTTTTGCAGCAAAGCATATTTTTTTGCGCCTGCTGCCTTTACATGTCGGTTGAATACGAACTATATTCTCTCTATTGGAAATAAAATTCCCTTTGCTCACTCTCTGCCGGCGGAAGAGGAAGAATGGGAACGGAGTATTTTTTTGTGACTCTCTCGCATCCGAAGGATGCGGGTAAATCAAAATCCAGATTTTCCGGGAAGCGCCCGTCATGTCATTCTTACTGTTAAGGGCGCGGCGGAAAATCGTTCCTTATTTGCCGTTGGGGGGCCGGGGGCCTCGGAGAGAGGCGTGAAGAAAAATCATGATTTGATACGGAATTTGAAATCATGATTTTTTAGCCGAACGGAACGCCCCCGGTGTTCTTTGGTTACTTTCTTAACATTAAGAAAGTAACGCCATCGGCAGATTTCGTAATCGCCCCCGCGAAAGCGGGGGCCTTCCTCTTTTCCCACACGCGGCTTCCGTCCCCGCCCCGGCCCTTGCTCCCATTCAGCCGCATTTCGCCTGCGGCGAAACCGGGCTGGCCGGTTACCGGCCCCACCTTTTGGGTTTGCCGCGCAAAAGCGGGCGCGGCATTTCGCTACGCACTCCCTGGGCGGCCGTCCGCTTCGCGGCCATGGCTTCGCCACCCCGCACCGCTATTTTGCCGTTCCCGTCACGGCTGCGCCGCGCCGGGGCCCCAACGGCAAAAACCCGGCGCTCTTTGGTTACTTTCTTAACACTAAGAAAGTAACGCCATCGGCAGATTCCGTAATCAGCCCCGCGAAAGCGGGGGTTTTCCTCTTTTCCCACACGCGGCTTCCATTCCCTCCGCCCTTTCCTACGCCATCGCGGGGCCCATCCCCGGGAAGAGCCCCGCGCCGCCCTGCACGGGCATTCCCGCGCCGGGCAAACCGCCCGGCACGCCACCGCCCACAAGCTCCATACCGGGCAGCGCCCCCGCCGGGGGCAATGTGCTCGCTACCCCGCCAAGCTCCGCTTGCCGTGGCCCCGCGCTCGCACCCCGGCGCTTGCTCCCGTTCGGTCGCATTTCGCTTTGCTCCGGCGCGGCCCCCCGGCGCCTGTCCAGAATGGCCCGGAACTTGTCCTTCGGCACGCCGGAATTGTCGTCCAGCGCCTCCACGTATTCCTCAAATGTGATATGCTGCTGCGCCAGCGCGTTTTCCAGCGAAAGCTCGCGGGAAAGCACGCTGTACGGGTCGATGGGCGAAATGTCGATTTTTATGTCGATGTCCAGCGCCTCCAGCTCCGCATGCGGCAGCAGCGTGCCGTCCGCCAGCCGCAGCCCCCGCACCGAATACGCCACCCACAGCTTGTACCAGATCATCGCCAGGTCCTCCACAAACTGCTTGTAGGCCGCGCTCTGCTCGTTCAGGCTGATGGCGCTCTGGTCGCGGGCCGCCTTGATGGCCTCGCCGCTGGCCTTCGTGGGGTCCACCTGTCCGGTCGCGGCCTCGCCCGCGCCCTCCAGCTCCCGGCTGGTGCCCACAAGCTCGGCCTGTAAATTCGCCGCGTCGCCGCTGATGGGCGCGGGGCTCAGGTACTGCACAAAGCTGCCCACCGGGTTCGCGTTCAGGTTTTTCACGCCGATGCTCGCCCCCACAACGCCCAGCTTCTCCGGCGCCAGCAGCTTGTCCTGGTCGTACACCACCGTGGGGAAGCTGTACCGCTTCACGCAGATGGCCCGCCGCGCCAGCGTGCGGTTCACCTCGATCTGGTTCGGAATCAGCCGCTCCACAACGCCCACGCCCCGGGCGCTGCCCATTTTTTCTTCCCAGCGCATGCCGCACACCGGGTAAACGTCCAGGCCGCGGATGGTTTGCATGGGCTGGTACACAACGGCCTGTGTGGAGCGGCAGAACGCAACGCCGCCGTCCGTCTTGCGCATGAACAGAAGGCTCGTGCATTTGCCGCTGTCCGTCTGCACCTCGTCCGCGCCCGTCACGCCAAGCTGGGTTTCGTCCGCCTCGTCGGATACGATCCGGCGTATCTCCGCCTCGGGCAGCCCGTTGTCTTTGGCCTGCCTGCGTACGTTTTCCACCGGTACGCGCTCGGCGATGATGATCCATTCCTGTTCCTCCAGGTTCGGCTCCTGCTCGTCGGCCAAATACAGCGCCGTTTTGTCGATCAGCCGCATTTTCAGCCGCGGGGTCATGTCCGTGACAACGCTCTCGCTGGGCGTGCGCTCGTCGAAGCAGTACAGATAATGGTCGCCGGTAATGCACGCGTTTTTCACAACGGCCCATTTCTTGCTGTCCAGCTTGCCCTTTTCCCACTGCGCCGCCGCAAACGCCGTCAGCGCTTCGCAGATCTCCGCCTTTTTCGGGTCGTTGTCCATCGGAGAAAACAGGATCGCGGTGTCGTTCATCGCCACCATCACGATTTTGTAGCGGCAGATGGGCTTGATAAAGTTCAGCATGGGAAGCTCTTCGTCGCCGGCCTGCAGCCCGTGCCATTGGTCGCCCTCGTAAAAGCGGTGGCACTTTTCCGCCTGCGTATACATGTTCGTCCGGTTGTGATGGTCCTTGCCCGCCTGATACCTGCGCCAGATATCCGTACATTCCTTTTCCTGCATCATTCGATCACCTTCTGTCCTTTCTCTGTCCCGTCGTATGCGTCGATGTTCGCCAGAATCGCGTCATATTTGTCCGCGCGCCAGCCCTGCGCCCGCGCGGGCGCAGCCGCGTGCCCGGCTGCGGTCTGCTGTGCAAAGCCGCCGCGGGCTGCCCCGGCCGCCTCCGCCCGCGGGGCTTCGCCGTCCCGCGGGCCGCCGTGCCTGGGCCGCCCCGCTCCCGTTCGGCCGCGTTCCGCTGTGCAAAACCCACGCTCGGAAACGCTTTCCTTTTCGCCGCCTCCCCCGTTTCGCAGAGGCAGTCGCCGCCGCGCTTCGCCGTTTCGCCGCGCGAAGCCGCCGTCCCGCAGCCCGAGGCGGTAGCAGTATACGCACAGCACCGCCATGCCGCATACCGCAAGCGCCAGAACAAACGTTAAAAGATCAGATAACACGATATTTCCCTCCTTGCCCCAGCGGTCCCGCCGTGGGCTTTTTCATGTTGAAATCATCCCGCAGGATGTCGTGGACTGCAACCTCGGGCGCATGCGCCGCCGTGCTCCAGTAGGTGCAGAAGCCGCGCAAAGCGTCCGGTGCGTGGGTCAGCTCGTGGGGCGTGACCGCCGCGTCCTCCGGCTTCCGTTCGTCGTGCCGCAGGGCGGGCAGCGTGCGGATCAGGTTTGCGCAGGTGTCGAAGATGCGCAGCCGCGGCAAAGCCGGGCCGGACGCCTGCGGCGCTTCCGCCTCCGTTTCGCTGCACGAAGCCGGGCCGGACGTTCGCAGGCGGAGCGTTTGCGCGGCTTCGCCACCCCGCGCCTCCTCGTCTTCAACTCGGTTTTGCACGCAAAACCGGCGCACGCGGTCGCGGGCTTGCGCCCGCGCGGCTTCGCGGCCCCGCGCCTCCTCGTTTTCAACTCGGTTTTGCACGCAAAACCGGCGCACGCGGTCGCGGGCTTGCGCCCGCGCGGCTTCGCCGCCCCGCGCCTCCTCGTCTTCAACTCGGTTTTGCACGCAAAACCGGCGCACGCGGTCGCGGGCTTGCGCCCGCGTGGCTTCGCCACCCCGCGCCTGTCCGCCCGGCCCCGGCGCCAGAAATTCCCGCACCGCCAGCCATCCGGCCACACGACTGTTGCCCGTCTTTGTAAGCGGCACGCCGTTCTCCAAAAACAGCTCCGCCGCGCTTTTTCCCGTGTCCTGCCTGCGGTTCCACAGGTCCGGCGGAGCCAGCCAGGCCTGCACCTCGTCGCCGCCGTTCACCTCCAGCAGCCGCCGCGCCGCCGCGCTGATGATATGCCCCTGGCCGTTTTCCCCTTTTCCGTTGTCCCGTCCCTCGTACAGCTCCCGGTACACAACGGCGCGCCCCTGCTCGTCCACAGCCACCCAAAGCGCCGCCAGCATGTCCATGCCGTAATCCAGCGTCACATAGCGCCGCCAGTGCGCCGGGATGCCGTGCGGCCTGCACACATGCACATTGCGGTCAAATTCCGCGAAATACTGGCCCTCGAAAATGTCCCATTGGCCCAGCAGCCACGCCCGGCGCTGTTCCTCCGGCAGATTTTCCAGCATGCGCACATAGTCCGGGTCGTGCGCCATCAGGGCATGGTTGTCGTACACATTGGCGGCGATAAACACATAGTCTTCGGGATGCTCCGTCTTTTTGTACCGCCTGTCGATGAACAGCCGCTTCACCCAGGCGTGCCCCACGCCGCCGGGGTTGCAGGTCAGATAAAAGCGCTTTGGGAAGTCGTTGGCTCCGCGCAGGCATGCCGTCAGCGTGGTGAACTGGAACTCCGTGAACTGCGTGGCCTCGTCCATAAAAATAACGTCGTACTCCTGTCCCTGGTATTGCAGCACGTCGCTCTCGCTGCTGCAATAACCGAATACGATGCGGCTGCCGCCGGGGAACGTGAAGGATTTGTCCGCGTCCCGGTACCGGGCGACGCCCGCAAGGTCCGCCGTCATCGGCAGGATATGGTTTTCCCGCAGCTCCGGGAACGTGCGGCGCACGATCAAAATGCCGGCGCCCGGGTAAGACAGCGCCAGCCCGGCGGCTTTTTTGCGCACCGCCCAGCTTTTGCCGCCGCCGCGCGCCCCGCCGTATGCGATAAAGCGTGCGCGCGCCTTAAAAAATTCGATCTGCCTCGGGTTCGGCTTCCCGATGTCCCATTGCATCAGCCCATCAGCTCCCGTACTTCTTTTGACATTACGACCTGTACCGCGGCGCCGCCGTTCCCTTCGATGGGCTGCGAGGCCTTGCCGTATACGCGGTCCAGTATGGTCTTTGCCGCGTCCATCCGCTGGGGCAGCGTGGCGTTTTCGTCGTCCACGGTCCGCACCAGCATCTGTACGGCCGCGCGCGCCGCCGCCTGCAGCAGCTCCTGCGCGCTCTGTGCACAGGCGGCGTCAGCGTCCGGCGCGGGGGAGCGCCGCGCCTGCCCCCCTTCGGCCGCGTCCCGCTGCGGCGAAGCCGGGACGGGCGCGTGCGGCCCTTCCGCCTTTTGGGCTTGCCGCGCAAGCTCGGGCGCGGCATTTCGCCGCGCGAGATCCCCCTGTGCGGCCGTCTGCTTCGCGGCCCCGGCTTCGCCGCCCCGCAC